AAACAAATACTCGTAATAAACAAATATTTCTTCTATCGTATTTGCGGTTATTATGAGTCCATGATTTTTAAGAAAATAAATATCGCAATCCGCCGAATACCGTGTATAAATTTCGTGTGATACTTCAATTCCGGGTGTAAAGTAATCGACGATTGTATAATTATAAACAAAATCCGAGAGGTCTGATACCGCGTTGGAACAGAACCAAACGTTGGATGGCGTAAAATGGAGATGTACGGTGTACTTTTTCATAAAAGAATGAAAATAGGTTTCCATCGACGGATGTTTCCACCCAAATAATTTGGCAGATTTGACGTTATTTACACGGGTACTGATCATATTTACACAGGATGGATTATGTAAAACGCAATACCCTTCGTCGTAACTCATATTACCCAATGTAAATCCCGACGATTTAATAAACAGCAAATCCCCCATCTTGACAGATATGTTTCCCCCGGGCCCTTGGACATTGAATTCCGATTGCCCGAAAAACTTGGAAAGACGTACCAAACTATCCGCAGTTTGAATATATTCCTGGAAAAAATGGAGGATGGAGGGATAATCACCGAATTTAATGTAGTTCGTTACAACTGAGATACCTTTGATACCCTTCTCTTCGAATAAAAAAGAGAACATACCGAGACGCAACGACGGTTCAATATCACACAGATAATCATCGCCAATATACGCCATTTTGTCGAAAGGAATACCCATTTTATGTTGTATTTGTAAAAATACGCTCAGATCCGGTTTTTCGTAGCCACATTCGTCACTGGTCTGAATACAATCAATGTAGTAAAGTAAATCGAGTTCTCGGAGTTTTTCGTATTGTTGATAGAATTGGTTATTGGATACCAGGCCAATCTTCATGTGTTTCGATTTTAGAAACGCCAAGAATTCGGTGACTCCGGGATATAATACAAGCCTACCAAAAAATGAATTATGATACATTTGTAGATAATAATTCAGGTGTAACATTGGAACCCCGAATTCTTCCAGTAGGTTTTTTATATAAATGACCTTGTTGAATTTATTCGCCGGATTGTTCGAGCCCTTAATATTTTTGTTTAATTTTTCATAGGCAATTATAATAGTTTGAAGAGGAACAGATGTTTTTTTATGTAATTCGCCAAACAATATATCAAGTGCCCGTTGATTATTTGTATCATAATCATACAATGTATTGTCAAAATCCAATATAACCCCCTGAATCATAAGTAATATATAAACATATTATTATCTCTATATAACTATATAGTATGACACATTATTTAGAAAATTCCAGCGCCGATGACGTATCACACACATGTTCGGATACATCTTCTACGGAAACAAATACATATGCGGTATGTTTTATAATTTCTTTAAAATATTACAGAAATTATGAGACATATATAAAATATTATGTCGATAATATACAAAAAATATACGAAAATCACCTCATCATTATTGTAGACAACAATTCCGTGTATATACAAGATATACACAAAATGTTTGAAAATTATAAAAACGTAATTATTATTACAAACAATGACGAATGTAAATTTGAGATAGGAGCATATAATGTCGGTATTAAATACTTAATCGCAAATAATTTGATTGAAAACTATCATTATTACGTATTTACACAAGATAACTTTGTACTAAAGAATAAATACGATTTTAATTTTTTACTTGAAAATAATATACACGCTTGCCCAATTCATAATTGGTCTATTATGACAAATGATGAAAAAAAACATTGGGGTTCACAAACAACTAATTTAAAAATAATGAGAATGTTAAATCTTGAAAACTTTATGAACGAATTATCTATATGCTGGTGTAATTCTTTTGTCTTACATAAATCAAAGATATCAGATTTTTTTGGAATAACTAAAGACATAATCATTAAAATAAGATTTGAATCGGAATGTTCTGAAAGATATTTATCAGCAATATTATACCATTTGAACAATAAAAAAAAAGATACTATTGATGGTTGTATTAGTAATTTACAATATGATTGCTGGAAGGTTAATATTTTTGATAATGATTCTACTACACATTTTGTAAAAAAGATTCAACAAAAGAATGAAAATACCGTAGATATACCCCCTTGAATATTATATCCAATGAATGATATTCGTTATTTTACAACAAATCGCATCGGGTAATACCCCCTTTTCAATAAAATGGTCCCGATGTTTTTGTATGTCATGTGGCCGACCCTGTAGTTCAGGAGAAACAATACATATCCTTTTCCCATCCGATTGTATTTCATCATAAATATCTCGGGTAAGTGGTTGAAATGTAAAACAATCACACCATACCCAAGTAATCATATGTTTTATACGTCTATAACCTTCAATGGGTTCGAATTCGGAAAAACGACACGCAATATTGGTATTGTGATATTTCGTATTCAGCAAATATATCATGGGCAAATTCGAGTCCAAGAAAAAATAAGTTTGTATCTCGTATTCGTTCATTAATTCAATACATCTCGGTTCAATACGCTCGGATTTAATGTTTAATATCATCGTCTTATGATTGTATGATTTTAAATATGACTCAAATTCCTGGGTTAGGTTTTCTCTGCTATCGCTACGGAAAAATAACCCAAAACACTCATCTCGTATATATGGGTCGTGTTGTAAATAAATTTGATTATATTCACCATCACGCAAATCCAATTCAACACCAAACATTGGGGGTATATTTCGTAATTCCTCTATGCTATTAATACGATGACATATGAATTCAGTATTCAGAACCGTTTCATTGTGAATAAGAATAGGTTTGTCGTTTACCAGCTTGTAATATTCACACTCTGGACGTTGCCGAATCAAGTCGAATATTTCGTGTATATACAACACGTGTGTTTCATCGGTAGTCAAATTAAAAATCGTGTATTTATCCATGTTTGATTGTTTTTTCAAGTGTGCGAATAAGTTTCGATATATCCACTATATATGGACTATTTAAGCCGTTGTCCAACAAATCAAACTCGGATGAATTTGCTGTGATAGTTTCAAACACAATCTCGTTATTGAAACCGGCCACATCATTACTTGATAATTGTATCTCATATTTTCCTGAATTTGGATTAAACTCAGATATTTCCCCAATTCGTCCCTCGTTACTCCCCCGCATTTTAACCCGACAATACAATGGTATTGCGTTGTTCTCCGTATACGTATGAATATCATCAAAGTAGGTAATATCGGTATGTTCCATCGAAAACTTGAAACGATAATTAATGGTTAAAAAGTGGGGCGTCACCAAACAGATCGATTTTGTAGTAGAGGGTGAGAACAAGAGATTGGCCATACCCCCACCAATACTACCTATCACCATTTTTGCCCGCGAGAACAGTTGTATTTTTTCATCAATGGTCAGGTTCTCGGTGAATACTTCTCGTATTCCCCGGGTTTCCAATTCCGCCACGAGCGCGTCTTCATTCATCATTTTTCTGCGAGTTGTATAATTCGTTCCAATATTGCTAGTATCCTTATTTATCCAGGTTCTCCTCGAGACATAAATGTTTTCATAATCATTATAAAATGGATTAACAACTATTTTTTCTTTCATTTGCGAATACAATTCGTAGATTTCTTTTCTAGGAGGCAAATTGGAGAACCCACCATGTGTGAGCGAACTACTAACATAGATTGTTTCATACACGGTGTTTTCTTCATGAAGTAACACGTCGTCAGGATGGACCAATTTATACAGTATATCCAGGTTAAAAGGATAAAAATCACTCATTTGTTTATTTGGATAATTAACCAATAACTTCAATTGGGGAATAGTTTTTTTAAGGTGTAGAAACGTGTACAGATAGGGTATAGTATCATACAAGAAATGGTAATAATTGTCGAAATTGTAAATGAAAAAAAAAACGGGAGAAATATACGATTTCTTTATTGAATACTCTATATTTACTATGAATTTATTATCATCATAAAAGGTTTCTTTATTCAATGACATGATCTTTTCATCATAAGGCGAGTATAATTCGAAAATGTCATATTCGGTGCATACATCTTTATATAACAAAATATTTGGAAAAAATAAATTTCTGCCGGTTAAAGCAATGTTATTAAATATAGAATAACTGATAATTCGTTTATTATCATCTTTATCTTTTAAAATATTGTCCCAAATTATTTTTGAAATATCTGTAAATCTATTCATTCACACCCCTTTGATGATGTAAATATGGGGCAACTTTAGATTGTTTTTATTACATATCAAAATGTGGAACATTCAAATAAACTCATGAAGTTTACTATATAATTCAGAATAATTCATTTCTTCCATAATTTCAAATAAATTTGATAAACGATTCCCCAAAAAAAAACTATCGTGTATTTCGTTGTAATTTTCTTCTACATAACGTATTGTTTTTATCATATCATCGTTACTTGTCCAAATAATGTAATCTTTATATGGAATAAATTCCTTCAATGGTCCATCTTCACATATAACAATCACCCCGCACATTAAAGCCGGTAATATTCTCAATTCCTCTATGGTATGATGTTCATAAATTTGTCGTATATTAATTAATATTTTTGTATTTTTGTATAAATTAATAAAATCGTCTGAAGTTACACAGGTATTTATATTTTTATGATTTATATTATGTTCTCGCATTTTATTTAAAAATTCAATGCGTTTCTGTGAACATTGTGGATAAAGAAATGTAGTTATACAATGATTATCGCGGTCTTCTTTCTTATTATAATATGTATACAACAGAGGATGAATCAACACACATTTAATATATACATCCCTGTAATTACTGGTTGTTTTTATATTTACTTTATTAACTACGCTATAATTAATAATTATATCTGATTTATCAATTAAATGAGGCGACGATAACAAACTTTTGTAATAATCATTATTTTTCGGATTTATTATTTTACTATCAGGTAACGCATCATAATTGTAACTATTATTACCCCTTGAAGCAATGGTATGTTCTTCATTAAAAAAAAATCGAACCGTCTTATTTTCGTTATTAAAATCATAATGTTCAATTGGCGAAGACACCGAAGTAAGAATAATATTTATTTTCAGTTTATTTTCGGTGGAATTTACTCCTTTTATTGCTTTTTTTACTAATTCAATCGTATAATAATAATATTCATGGATACACGACCCTGTACCTAAACTTGCATTGTTACAATATAATACATGGCAATCGTCAACTCTTTCCAAAGTTAAATTATTTATTGAATACATTATATAAAGTATAATAACGTCTTTATATAATGTATTCAATGAATAATAAAATTTGTATCCATAAATATTTAACAAGGTGTAAAACTGCCGATTTACCTCCAGGATTCGGTGATTTTTTAAGAGGCACCGTAACTCTTTTGATACTATCAAAAAGATATAACTACGCATTTTTTGTAGATAAGTCGATACATCCTGTTTTCAGTTATTTTAAAGACAGTAGTTATTATATTCATAATGGTAATATGGATGATACTGTTGAACTATTACCATCATGTGGTAGTCCATGGGAAAACGTGTATAGAGATGTAGTAAATTTATTTGAAACGAATAACTCGTTTTCAATAATAACAAACTGTTTTTATACAATAAATCATGCTGGATTTCTTGAAAATTTTGGTAAAATACCCGATGATATACAGTTAATCATGCGAGATATTTTACAACCCAATGATGTTATTGAAGCAAAAATCGACGAATTATTCAAAACCGTATACAGAATTGACCAGAATGAAAAATATAAAGTCGTTCATTTAAGAATAGGTGATGGCAGTTTAATACACAATACATTACTTGATCTTGAAGTTTTTCAAAATTATTACCATAAAATAACGAATTATATGTATACCCACGAAGAAGCAAATTATATTTTAATTACAGATTCAATCCAAATGGGTAAGTTGTTATCCGCGCATATACCCAAATTACTGTATTGGGATAATAATAAAATTCATATTGGTGATTTAAAAATTAATATGGACAATGATAATATTGATATTGATAATAAGCTGCTTGGACATTTTTTTCGTAGAGACAATGAAAATGAAGCACAAAGTACCGAGTTGTTTGATACAGTGGTAGATTTCGCAATTTTGTCAAGATGTAGTGAAATAATATCCAATGGTTCTGGATTTAGTTTAATAAGTTCATGTATTTACAATATAAAGTATACATTAATAAAGAAAGAATAGTTACAATCTCTGTAAAATGGTATGGAGAAAAAATCCCCACAATTTTATGAATATTCCAAACGACCGTTCGTTAATTATAACCAATAATACAAATGGTGGAATCTTTTCGGCATCTACAATCATTTTAAAAAGTATCATGACATTTTTTGCTTTAATTGGAAAAGAACCCGAGACCCTCGTTACAACATCTATGTATTTCAAGTACAATTACTTGGAAAATCACGAAAACTATACTTACAGCGATAATGACATGTATAGTCATTTTTTTAAGATTGACAATGATTTGAAAATTGAAGATTCTGTCGTACCGATACTTCAAGGTAATTTTAATATTATAGACGAACAATTTTTTGACTATAAGACCATTGATTACAATATACATAACTTATTTATCAAAAAATATTTTACTCCCACCGATGAAGTCAATGGTATAATAACAAAAATCGAAAATGATTATATCAACAAATATGATTATAGTAATCTTTGTGTATTATTTTATAGGGGGAATGATAAACAGCGGGAGACCAACATATGTAGTTACGAAGATATTGTACTGAAAGCAAAGGAGTTACAAACAACCAACCCTCATATCGTTTTTCTGATCCAGAGCGATGAACTGGAATTTATACAAAAAATGTCATCTGAATTACCGAATTCGTTTTATTTTGGCGAGGAGTTATCCAAGCCGATTAGTGTAGATCGCGAAACCAATAACGTCAACGTATTTTCAAAAATGCACAATTATATCTACGGGAAAAATTTTATAGCAATCACGGTTGTTATGTCAAGGTGTAAATATATAATTTGTACTTCAGGTAACTGTAGTTGTTGGATCACATATTTCAGAGGTAATGCCGAAAATGTATTTCAGTATTTACATAATGAATGGGTGTAAAATACTCCAGTAAAAACAATTTAGAAACATACATATAGAAACACATATTTCAAGACCAAAAAATGGAACACAAAAATTTACCACTGTTTAAAGTGTTTATGAGTGAGGATGTAATAAAACCATTAAATGAGGTGGTAATGTCTGGTTTCATTACTCAGGGACCTCAAGTAGAAAAATTCGAGGAAGTATTAATCCAATATTTTGGAAATCCGCATTTATTGACATTGAATTCGGCCACTTCTGGATTAACTCTGGCGTTACGCTTATTGATGGAAAAGGACGAAGAATTGAACTGGCCCGGATTCGATATTGATAATGATTACGTCCTGTCTCCAGTATTAACATGCTTTGCTACAAATGCTGCTATATTAGCCAATGGATGTAAAATTAAATGGGTAGACACCGACAATACTACCGCCAATGTATCAATCATAGATATTAAAAACAAATTGAATGCGAATACCAAAGTGTTGTATCTGGTTCACTGGGGAGGATATCCGGTAGATTTGGATGAATTAAAACTGTTACAAGAGGAACATTTACAAAAATATGGTTATAAATTTCAAATAGTGGAAGATTGTGCTCACGCATTTGGGGCCACTTATAAAAATAAAAAACTAGGAAATCATGGCAATATCTGTGTTTTCAGTTTACAGGCGATCAAACATTTGACTACGGGTGACGGAGGAATCATTGCTTTACCGACACAAAAATTGTATGATAGGGCAAAACTAATTCGCTGGTTTGGTATAGACCGCGACAAGCGTAATTATAATCGTAAAGATTTCAGAATGGAAAACGATATTTTGGAATGGGGTTATAAATTTCATATGAACGATATTAATGCTACTATTGGTATTTATAATTTACCGCATATAGACAATTTGTTGACAAAAAACCGGGATAATTACAAATATATGTACGAAAAATTGACACCCATCCAAAATATCACCTTGTTCGAAAATAAGCATGATAGAGAAAGCGCGGCTTGGTTATTCACAATGAAAGTTCAAAACAAATCCGCGTTTATTGACAAAATGAAAGAATGTGGTATATCGACAAGTCAAGTTCATAATCGCAATGATTTAAACAGCTGTGTCAAAGATTTTAATAGTGAATTGTCACAAATTAATGAACTAGAAAAAGAATTGATTTGTATTCCTATTGGTTGGTGGTTAAATAAGGATGATTTAGATTATATGATTGAAAAGATATCACAAGGATGGTAGATTTCATATATTTTCGTTACAAGAAAGTACTTCACTTGGTAATGTGTTTCTATACGAAAATATATTTTAATTAAATAGTAGTTAAACATGATTTACAATTTAATATATAAATCATGTCGGGTAAATTGTTATTAGATTCAAACAACTCCGGAATTTCTCCTTCGTTGTCCGGAGATTTATCTTTGCCATCGCTACAGAAAAATTCTCCGAATACTCCCAGTACCAAAACCATTGTATTAACCGGTGGCTGTGGATTCATTGGTCATCATTTTGCGGAATACGTACACAAACATACTGATTGGAATATTATTATTATCGACAAATTATCTTACGCAAGTATGGGGTTGAATCGTCTGCGTAACAACAAATTGGTCAATTCCAAACGGGTTAAAATCTTTACATTTGATCTATGTAATCCTATTTCCGACGGTATAATAAAGGAAATCGGAGACAATATAAATTATATTGTTCATATGGCAGCAGAAACCCACGTAAATAATAGTATAGAGAATCCAACCCATGTTATTACAAACAATGTGAACAGTACGGTCAATTTATTAGAATGGGCAAGGAAAATTAAAAATTTGGAAATATTTTTCTATTTCAGTACAGATGAGGTATTTGGCCCCGCATTAGGTGATACATTGTATAAAGAATGGGACCGTCATAGACCTACTAATCCATATTCCGCATCAAAATCCGCCGCCGAGAACATTTGTATTTCATATGAAAATACGTATAATTTGCCTCTTATGATTGTCAATGTAATGAATGCTTTCGGCGAGAGACAGCATGTTGAAAAATTTATCCCGTTGTGTATCAAAAAAATATTAAACAATGAAAAAATATACATACATTCATATCCAGATAAGATGAAATCGGGTACTCGGTTTTATATACATGCCCAAAATATCGCCAGTGCTGTACTATTCTTGATTAATAACGGCAAACTTGGTGAAAAATACAATATTTCGGGGGAAAAAGAAGTTTCGAATATGGACCTCGCTTTATTAATATCAAAATTTGTCGGAAAGGAACTAGAGTACGAGATGGTTGATTTTCATAGTTCTCGACCGGGACATGATTTAAGATATGGATTAGATGGTACAAAATTATATGAATTGGGCTGGAAACCCAAATTCGATTTCGAAAAATCGTTAAATAAAACCGTCCAATGGACCCTGAAAAATAAAGAATGGTTAGAAGAATAAATATAGAGCGGTGAGTATGTAATAATTCATCATGAATATCTATAACCAAGATTTGATAATGCGGCCATTGGAAGATAATGATTATCGATCTGGATACATGGAATTAATGTATGAATTCACCAATTACAAGTACGAAATTGACGAAAACGCCTTTATCAGTTACATTAGAAATAACAATATTAAAATTATTGTTATTTATTCGACTACCGAAAAAAAAATAGTAGGTGCGGGATCCATATTTATACTAGAAAAATTACACAATAACCCGATTGGACAAATTGAAGATGTCATAATTACTGAAAAATATAGAGGGTCTGGGCTTGGCAGAATACTAGTAAACAAACTAATTGAAATAGGCAAAAACGTTTTCAATTGTTATAAAATAACCCTGAATTGTTTGGATAAGAATGTTGATTTTTATAAAAAATGTAATTTTGAGATTAGTGGCAATCAGATGAAATACTTCTAGCTTCGTCTTCCGAAAAAATAAACGTCATTATTAACGTAGGAAAAACACTTAAATGTATAATAATGTATATACCTATATTGTAAATGTTAAAGGTCAATATAGGTATGGGCTTCTTTTCTTGTTGTTCGGTGAGATTAATTAAAATTATTGAATATTTGAATGATAACGGTAAACTTCCGGAGGATGTTGATACAACTGCTATTTATCAATATTATAAACCACCTAATTATGTAGGTGACAATGTGTTTTACTATTTTGAACATTATAATAACGTCGTAGTTGAAGAGTTGACGCATATTACAAGTATTAACCAGAAAAAATGGAGTAATGATCCTGATACCTATTTTGAGCCGCAGTTCTCACCTTACAAGGAAATGGATCTTAAAAATATTACTCCTCTTATCAAAAAATACTTCACTCCCGTTAAAGAAATCCAAGATATTATCGTTAATTTGGAAAATAAATACGCTCTTGATTATGATAATCTGTGTGTACTCTTTTATAGGGGTATAATTAAAAGTTCGGAAACACCAATAGCATCTTATGATGATTTTGCTATTAAAGCACATGAAGTAAAAAATAAAAACCCGAACATCAAATTTTTAATACAAAGTCAGGAAAAGGAATTTTATGAAAGAATGTTACAGGAATTTCCGGATTCTATTCACTTCAAGGACGAAATACGCACAATTAATAGGTCTCATGCAGATGTCGATCATCAAGACTATAGTAAAAACCATTTATATTCCCGTAATTTTGTTGCGATTACTAATATCATGTCCAAGTGTAAACATATTATTTGTGGCTCTGGTAACTGCGATAATTGGATTATCTTTTACAGAGGTAATACGAACAATGTTCACCAAAGTTTAAATTTGAACTGGATAGATAGCGACGACTAAGATGAATACATTATATTACACGGCAAAAAAATATAAAAAACACGCGTTTATATTTTACACATCAAGATGAGCATTCCCAAACAGTTGAACGGAAACATGGCCGACCATTTCGACCAGATCATTCAAAAAATTCGACGCGGAGAACATTTCGGGCTGATACGTCCCAATGACGGCGAACATTTGGTCATGGAAAACAACACATTCACCAACTGCGATAATTGGACGAACACGGCCGACGGTATACTGCGTCTACAACTAATAGACGCCGTCAAAACGGTACGCCCCGACCTATACATTGGCATCCCCTGTGAAAATTGTTTTAAAGAGTGTCGCGACAGTTATTTGAATAAATATTCCGTGAATCCCGCGCAAATTACGTACGCGAATATTTTCTGTAACTCAAACTGGAAGAAAACCGTCCAGTTTTTACATTCGTATTCGCCCGGGTTTTATTTGATCACGTGCGGTACGAAAGAGTGCAACTTTCCCATCAAAGATCGGCTTATCATCGACAAGTACCTGGTAAACAACTGGAATAACGTGTGGGAAGACGAAACCCAGCGCGTCTTGGACTACGTCAAAGACAAACGCGACGAGTTGATTTGTTTCGCCGCGGGACCGTTAACTAAAGTGTGGATTCCCAAATGTATGGAGTTGAATCCCTACAATGTGTATTTGGACGTGGGTTCTTCGCTAGACTTTTTCACCAAAGAGAACCTTATACCCCGGCCATATACATATGCGAATTCGAAATATGCGCAGTTGGTGTGTCAGGGCAATTGATCTACCGTATAACCACATAAACAGTAATTACGATAATACATTACGTAATGACTATTCCTCAGGTAATTTATCAAACCTGGAAAACACGGACCCTCCATGAAAATGTACAGAAAATACGCGACAATATTCAGAAACTGAATCCCGAGTATCGAATGGAGTTGTACGACGACCACGACATGGACACTTTCATTCAAACCAACATGACGCCCTTTATGTACGACTGTTACCGAGAGCTGAATGTGGGTGCCGCCAAAGCGGATTTTTGGCGGTATTGCGTCTTATATATCCACGGCGGGGTGTATTTGGACATGGATTCCGAAATCACTCGGCCTCTGAAGGAACTCATCGCCCCCACAGACACATGTATTATTACCCGAGAGGGCAATCCGGGGGTGTTTAACAATTGGATCATGATCTTTGAAAAAAATCATCCCATCCTCTTAAAAACCCTCCAAAATTGTTGTGACAATATTGTTCGTAAAACAACCCGCGATGTCTGTTATTTGACGGGACCCGCGGGACCATTTACCGCGGCCGTCAACGAAATCATGCTACCTATTTATAACCAGGCTGGCAATGATAGCTCGACGTTATACCTTGAGAACGACGCGAAATTGAACGAGGTATTGAACGACCCCGCCCGCGAAATTCGCGCAAGATTTTACGGGATAGACCTGGGACCGTTTGCGAAATGGAAACACGCATATTGCGATTATTTATACCAGGGACACACATACTGGAGAAACGAACCCAAAATATTTACCTCGTAAAAATAATATAAACTAGCGTATCCAGATATTATACTAATATGACCTGCCCAAAAGTATTTTTAACCCTCACCCATTATTCTTTAGATGCGTCGACCAGTACGTGGTACATTCCAAACGGAGGCAACACCGGTATTGGTAACATGTTATTTCAAATCGCATCGGCATGGTGTTACGCATTGAAACATCAGGCCAAACTTTACGTCCCGGGGTTGGAAACCTTTTTTCGTCTGGAAAATCTGAAAAAAGAGGAGAGTATTTTTCGCAATGTGTGTTCGGATTGTCCTCCCGAATATTTGGCGGTTAAAGATGCGCCCGTCAAGATGACCACAACGAAAAAAAATATTTGGGAGTACGAATTCGAAGACAACATCCATTTTAGTGAATATTTTGAAAACTTCCAGAATATTGCGGAAAAACGCGCCCTCATTCAAGATATGTTTGGTCCCACTCCCGAAGATATTGCCTACATCACCAAACGGTACCCCCAGATTCTGGATCCGAATATATGTTCTATCCATGTGAGATTGGGACCAGACTACAAGTATATATTTCGCGACAACCATGCGCGGCTTGAAGAAATACAAAAAACGTACTTTAAATGTATCGACCACGTTATTAAAAAAAAGGGGGTGAAAAAGTTTTTTGTCTTTACAAACGATCGCGAGTATTGTCGATATATTTTCGATAACAATCTTGTGTATATTTCACATAGGGTCCAATTCTTCTATTCCTATGAGCGAGATTTTATGGACGTGTGGATGATTTCACTTATCAAAATGAATATTGTTTCCGTCTCCACGTTGGCTTGGTGGGGGTCGTTTTTAAATAAACATCCTGATCAATACGTGGTATGCCACAAGGGATGTCGCGACGATTTACACTACCCCGGTTGGGTCTTTATATGATAACCCGATAGGGTGTTTCTATGAATCGTAATACGGATTATCGTGTATATTCATACCACAGTATTCGCGGGGGCTTTTCTTGTAATCTTCCGGATCATGGATGCCCGCTTCTTTGGCGTTTTCCAACAGGAATTTGAAATTTTGCCAGAATTCGCTCTTATGTCCAATGGACTTGGTCATCACATGCGACAATTCGTGGATCGATACAAACATCAGAGTGTGTTCGTCGATTAAATTGTTGTTCTCCGTTTTTTTCTTGTTCAGGCAAAATGCCAATTTTTCGCCCTTGTTTTCACTATAGGCAGTGTATTCACTGGTAGGTAACGTCTCCATCACCTTTTTCGGGTTGTAATTTTTTACCAACCGTTGAACATCGGGGTTATCGGGATACTTTTTACCCACGTAGGCCACTAAATTTTTACATTTATCGGTAATTTTTGCGAGCAAATCGGCGGCTCGCTGCATGTTCTCGCGCTCTCGCACACAATATTTGTTGCCGTCCACCGTCGATACGATACATTTTAACTGAAACGTATCGCTGTCGTAATAAATGTAGACGCATATGCCTATAATGAATGCCACCAATACATAGCCTAAAATGTCTATATTATTCATGAATCTTGAGCCTATACTATATAACATATTATAACGTTTCGGCGAGCAAAGGTCTCAAGCTTGCACTGCCGGTGGATGCTTATCCTATGATGTGTAACAGCACGACCGCATACTTGAAACACATATGCCTAACACGAATACGAGCAATAGATAGCCAAGAATATCTATACCCGTCATTATGGGCTTACTATACACTATACATCGATGTATACTGGTATGAATTTATCATGAAGTCATGGGTTCCAACACGACCGTATACACGCATAACCCATGCCTAGAGCGAATGCTAAGAATACATAACCAAAAATCAGCACATAACCGAAAATATTTATAGCGGGAATCATCCCTTGTATAGAGAATAACAAAAATATGTGTATATGTTTTTGTTATGTGTTATAATTTATTTCGTGGGCGGATTATTTAACGTAAGCCGCATCCAAGTTCCAACGGCACGCGCCCAAGATCCGGCTCGATGGTGCTGTGGTTCCAGGGTCCCACATTCGACTTGGGGATGATCGGGTCCGAGCGCTCCTGGAGATTGGCATTACGCAACGACTGACCAATCGTATCCAAGCCAATCAAATAACCCGCATCCAGCAGGTCGGGCATGACAACATTGCCCTTGTTCAACATGTTGAAATCGCTAAATTGGCTGTTTTTGTCCTGGGGCAGTAAATCGCTGGGGTTACCCGTATCGCGCGCCGTATACGACCCCGTCGTGCTCGACCCAATGATCGCGGAAGCCGTGTCATTCATGATATTTGACGTCGTCGGTTTCATGGCAGGAGCCGTGGCCTGGGGCACGATAGTAGGCAGTTGAGGACCCGACGTGCTGTCCATACCACCCGCATAACCGTCCGTCACCATACCTTTCGAATTGGAATACGTATACAAAATATATGCTAAAACCAAAAACACAACCAATAAAATCACACGTTGGGTTGTGAAGAATTTGAAGATTCCTTTGGAAAACTCTTTAAACATTCTATTCTGTTTATATAATCGCTCTACAAAATTATTTGCACCCGTGAACATTTGATTTCTACTGGGCAATATCTGATTTCGCTTCCATAGGGGGTCCTCTATTCAAATCTATAAATGGTAACACATATGAAGAACCCTCCTGGGAGGGTATTGAATTCTTCAATGGTGTGAGAACGGCGCTTTACTAAAGTTTTCCGATGGCCACATATTGTTTGATTTGTCTCTACTCGTAAAGATTGGTTCGGGTTTACCATCCTTTGGTTAGTTCTCTAATTCGCCGTCTGGTACAGGGGTACCGTCCTCAAAATCACTTTCATCGTCCTCGTCCTCGTCCTCGTCGTCGCTTAAATCATCCAGCATGTAGAGGTTTTTAATGCGTTTCGCTTCTAAATAACTAGAAACCGCCATTTCTTTGGCCATCTTCGCTTTACGTAATGCTTCGCGATACATTTCATAGTAAACATCGTTGCGTTTTTTCAGAACCAATGACTCTTCCACGGGAATTTCTTCTAAATTGAAATCAATCTCTGTTAAATCGGGGTTCTCGGTAAACGCATCCGTCGTCTCACCCGTACTAACCTCAACATCGTCCTCAATTTCGGGTTCGGGCTCATTCTCGCGGTCTTCTTCTTCTTCCGCGCTCTCTTCGTGAATAATTTCGGGGGACGGAACTTCTATACTGCTGCTAGATGGTTCGGCCGTGACATTGTTCTCCTCCTCTTTCATCGGTTCTTTCAGTGTAATCGCGGCGATGGGCGGTGATTCTTTGGGTTTATGGGCGGCGTTCGGGATCAAAATACACTTTTGAAAAATATCGGGGGGGTTTAACACCAACAACTGTTTAATTTCTATTTCAATCTGAAAACCTCGCGGAGAACATTTGATACCCTGTATTTCCAGTATAGAAATCACCGGCATGTCCTCTTTTAAATCCTCCAACGCCAACAGGTTCTCGGCCTCGTCGTATATTTTCAACGACGGTTTGCCTAAAATCATCGGTATGTTTGACCGCAACGTGTAATACCTCCCAGATTTAATGAGTTTCACTAGAGACGTAAATGAATTCTCAATGTCGTGTTTTTCTAAAGTAGTTTCAAACCATTTTTCGCGTTTTTCGTAAATGTACTTCTGGCTAGTATTCTCCAGGTTCTCCAGCCACTGGGTTAAATCCTCATTTTCAATCGAAAACATTAAATCGCAGTACATTTTTTTCCCCGCCTTTACGACTCCTTGCTTAATTTTACATTTAGGCGTTTGTATGTACAGCGGATTTCCGTTGAAAGAATATTTGATAAAATGGTTCCCGCTAGAGACGGACAACGGCGGAGTTAGCACGAGTTGATCGAAATTGAATTTTGTGTTCGGTTCTTGTATTGCGTCCATCGAACTATTTATCTTCCGCTTACATTTTTTTTTATTACATCAACCGCGTTCCCGTTATTCGCATAAATCAACCATAATTAGTATAAGGTGTTCAAGATGAAAAGTCTCAAAACGATTCGGGACACTTGTATCGATTTTTTTAAAAATGAAGAAATTAAAAAGGACGTGAAAGAGATGGTGCGGCCCATCATCGATATGGTCTGCGACGAATGTTATTGGTACGTTTGGGTGATATGCATCTACAACGTCTTTTTTATGTTGGTTGTTTTAGCTAATTTGTACCTCCTCTTGAAATTGACCAGTTACCCGGCTTATATGCCTTATTCTCCGCGAGTAGTGTGGACATGATTGTTCAAGGGCTGAGGCTCTATAGGGTCAGCGAGCAAAGCTGGATTACCCCTCCAAACGGTAAAATAAAATATACAAATAATGTATATATCAACATGGCGAAGAATAGCCGGAAAAGAAATAGTAAACCTCGGGGCGGCAAAACTCGGGGCGGTTCTGCGTGGCAATACACGACGGCTGCGTACGGTGGACCGGAGCAACAGGTAGCGGGGGCGGGGCGCGGCAACGAAATTGCCGCCAACAATTTGTCTGGACAAAGCTTTTGCGCGGGCGGATCGGCTTTGAAAAAGGGGGGGTCCGATATGAAAAAAGGCGGTATGATTCCGAAAAAGGGCGGAACGTCTTTGAAAAATGGCGGTTCGTCTTTGAAGCAGGGTGGAAGTGCCATGTTAGCCGATGTGGCAGTCCCCGCAGTTCTTCTCTACGCTAACACGGCTTTCAAAGGCAAGTTCGGCATGAGCAAACGCAATAAATACAGTAAAATACGTCGCACGTTTCGTCGCAAACCGTAAATATTATTTAGGTTCTCGCATTTATACCGGCGAAGAGTTGAATCTGTAACGGGTAACAATTGAGAAAAGGTCTACAAAAACAACATAAAAATATTCATACAATATAGTACATACTAGTATATCGTATGTATTTTAGTGCCGGTTTACTTTTTACTTTATGGGTACCGTCATGGTATGCCATGCGCACACTGGTCATTCATGCGCATCCCGATCCAACCTCGTTTTCACGCTCGCTCTTGAACAATGTGGTCAAAGGACTACAACAACAGGATGCGGATGTGCGAGTGCGAAGTCTATACCGTTATGAGGACAATGCGCACGAATGTTACAAAAGAAGAACCTTCAATCCGATTACTACACAGCGCGATTTACATTTATACAATAAATTGAACAAAATGCCGGATGTTACGCTGGCCCTCAATACACTGAAGGCCAGCATCGAAACACGTTTACATGTACAACTCAACGAGAATCCTACCGATCTGGATTGGAAATATCCAGAGACACACGCATTTGACGATGACATTATAGACGCGATCGACGACTTGCGATGGTGTACATCCATCGTCTTTGTGTATCCAACGTGGTGGTACGGCATGCCCGCAATTCTCAAGGGTTATTTTGACCGTGTCATGATTCCGGGGGTGGCTTTTCATTACAACCGTAACCGGCAATACCGCGTCATTCCTGGCCTGCCACATATCAAAAAAATTGGTATTGTCACCACGTACGGCGCACCGGACTTGATTGTAAAAATACACGGGGATCATGGACGGCGGCTTGTTACCCACGGCTTGGCGCCTCATTGCGCATTGGGTTGCCGGGTAGTACATAAAGGACTTTACAGTATAGATCGTAGTACCGAAACGCAACGCGCCGCGTTTTTAGAGAACGTCATGAACTCTTATCGCTATTTTTAGACCACGCGTCATATTACTATGTATGTGAAATCAGTGTTATTCAAATAAATAATATTATATGAATAATGAGTAAACCGGCCAAGGAAACTACACTGGCGGTGGGCGAACCCACTCCTCGGGAGAAATTTACTGCGATGATCCAACAGTGGGTTCTCGCAGATTCGCAACTGAAACTGCTCGGCGACAAAACCCGGGAAATTCGCGAGAAGAAACAACGCTTGACAGAGAATATTTGTGAGTATGTCCAACAAAACAATATCAATCAAAAAATTCAAATTAGCGACGGAGAACTGAAAATATACGAAAAAAAGGAGTATTCTGCTCTCTCGTTCTCCTATTTAGAAGATTGTTTAGAGAAGGTGATTCAAAACCGCGAACACGTTGATTTTATTTTACAGTACGTACGAGATAACCGTGAAACCGAAACCAGCATGGACATTCGGAGAACCGTGCGCAAATAATTGTACCAAACAACAAATATTTGCTACTACTATACAGCGATGGGGCATTATCTGAATACGGTAGAGTCTGCGGTAAACGAGAATTTGGTCGAGGGTGAGGGTGAGGGCGAGCTTTCTACGCGAACCGTCGGAGGGTTTCCCATTTCTGCTTACGATCATTTTTCTCACACTGGTGATCAGAAGGGAGGTGCGAAAACCCTTAATATCGAGGGTATTGCCAAAATAAGTCACCTTTACATACCATTGGGACTTGTCATGTTCTCTCATCCGACGTCCAACTGTCAAAATATTTACAAAAATACCGAAGCCGACGTATTGGACGACCGCATGTTGGACAAACTTTTGGTGGCAATCACCAAACCGGTGGGGAATTCTGACCGTAAAACCCGGAAATTTAACCTTGGAGTTAAACCGTTGGTCAAAACCCGCCGATTATGAGGGGTTTTTGGTTGGTTCTCCCAGAATCAAAAATAAAACCCCCCGAGGATTGTGGTTCCTCGGTTACATTCCACGAAGAGCCGCCCTCAGCCGCCCTCAGCCGCCTTTCCAGTTTCAATTGGGGGAGAACCATCTACAAAAATCTTCAAAATTTACGTGTTTTGATGTTTTGGTTGGTTCTCCCAGAATCAAAAAATAAAAGTAGTCAAGATGTCTTGTTCCTTGATTACATTCCATGAAGAGCCGCCCTCGGCCGCCTTTCCAGTTTCAAATGGGGGAGAACCATCATGTACAAATACCTGGAAATCACGTGTCGTTATGCCCACCCAAAGGGTGGGCATTTCCAAGGGAGGGGCGTACGGGTCAGAGCCCCTTCGGGGCTCAACCTTGAACGGCGAAGCCGTTCTGAGGGAACCTACGGTTCCCGTAAAGGGAGGTTCGTACAAGGAACCGTAGGTTCCTGTATCCCGTATCTTATTGAACATTGGAAAATTCCGACCACTCCTTTTTATTAAACGAATTGATTCGAAGTGCTTCTTGCTGGGATTTCCAATACTCGACGGCCGGGTCGATAGCCGGGGGCGCATCGGGAACCGGGCCAGGCAATGGTTTATTCATCTCATCAAACATGTTTTTGGAAAGTTTATTCGGGTCCGGTTTCTTACCGTAGCAATTGACGCCAAATTTCACATAAGGATTGGGCATGGTGCCCCCGTTGACACCCGGGCGACCACAATTGTATTTGGTCTTGGGATCCTTCTGTAATTCTTTCCACGTCGATTTCTGGGTGGGAAACAAAATCATCTGATCGGCGGACCATCCGTAATTGCACCACTCCCCCCCGTCCTCGTAAGACTCTTCTACTTCGTCGTAAGTTGCCAGGCGCGCATCAAACGACTTACAAATCGCCTGCGCATCATCATAAGTATATAAATTATTGGCTATATTAAATACCTCTTCTTTATCGGGGACCGATGTGGACGCAACGTTATTAGATTCTATATTTGTGGCCGGCGCAGGTGCCTTAGCAGGAGCCTTAGCAGGAGCCTTAGTAGGAGCCTTAGCGGGGGCATGAACCGGTCGAGACATCACCCCATGTTTAATGTCGTTCCACCACATGTAGCATTTTTGGAAAATAAAATCCACAATTTCAATGTGTAGCCCATAAATGAAAAACATTACAAAGATCAATATAATAAGGTACACCCACGACTTGTATTCAATAAGTTCCAACGCCAACGGTTTTTTCCCGAATCCCATGATCCATATAAAAATATATAGCGCGATCAAGAATAAAATCATCACACCCACCATGTTGGGATCGTTCAATTCTTCTTTAAAGAGAACCATCAAGTATGTGAAAAAATGCTTTTGGTTGATCGCGGGCAAAGAATAGTAGAAATATATCGACCCCAAAATCACTACCAAAAGAACGGATAAATTAATTGCTCGTGTTTTCAATATATCTACCGCGACCGCAGCTCCCAGCATTTTACCTAAACCATAATATAAAACAAAGTATATGATCAGAAAACCTATATACAAAGTGAGGCTTGTCATGTTAAATAAAGATGTAACTTGCGACTCTAAAGAAAATTTCGGGTGTTCATTTTTATTAAAATAAAAATTACCCGAAGGATCCGTCACAAAAAAACGCCTGTTATCATCGGATAATATTATTTCGGGTATTATTGCGTTCGGCATAATATAGTATAATCGTTGTTGCTTATACTATACAGATGGATTTTTTTTCCTATAAAACAGGCAATACGCCATAGGTGTCACGATCTTTTTATACACATCGCTTTGATCGGAACTTTGCGCAACAATCTCGACATGTTGGTCGTTGAAATGTAACCATTCCTCGCTGGCATTTTTAACAAAGGCCGTGTAATGTCCCATATAAGTGTTGCCGATGTGATTACACACCGCATACAGATCGTACTTGTACTGCGTACGGTTGTATCCGTAGACATACTTTGAGAGATCGAGATTCTCCAACGGGAAATCCACCTGTTTATCTATTTTGTGCCTTCCGTCGGGCGAAAACCGCTTGAGGGTTATAATTAAAATCTTCGGTAAACTCCAAAATACAATGCGTTTTTGAATGCTTTCGTGCTGATTTGTTTTCTCGTTGTACCACGCATTGTCGCCATACAAATGTTCGGTGCGAACATAACTGTCGAAACAGTGTTCGAGTGAGACAGGGGATAGATCCAGCGGTATTGGTAAATCCAACACAAAAAAATGCTCGGGATTAATCGAATGAACGGTGGACGAATCTACCGACCGTATTTCCGATACATAGATGCCGTAAAACAATTCCATAATTTCGGAATATTCCTTGTGGTAAACCTCTTTCAACATTTCGTAACACTTGACGGCCAATTTGTCGGTATCGGATTTCGTGGTACCCGTAATGTTGATTTTGACGGGTCGTGATATACTGTTATGAAACGCTTCGATAATGAACAACAGAAATTCCGGCATATCGTTCTGACTCCAACCCGTGAAAATGTCCCGCCGTTTGAGAGTGGCAACTCGATGTACATTTAATACAAACTTGTTGGGAGTGATGACGCCGTCGTTCTTCCAAATAATGTCACGCAACTCGTTCCATTCTCGGATAATGTCGGAATCGGGTAGGTTCTTTTTCATATTTGCGTCAAGCTTGGGCGAATCCAAGAGTTCGTTCAATTCATACGTGTGATTTAACGCTTGCATACAGGAATTCAAGAAACACGTGTTGCCCAAATTGGACAAACCCGTGTAGCCTTTATCGCGATATTTTTCCCATTTTTTTAACATTATCGTGCGTAGCTTATATAGAGGGAAATTCCGTATACTAACAAGTACACGAATCAAGTTTCTATATTACTCTGTAATATATTTAGTTAGTGTATAATGAACTTTCAAAGTGAGCATGGACAACCACATTTTGGCATGCCCGCCGCGCATAATCCAGATACCGAGGTTCTCCGCGAGCTTATGGATTCCATACGCGAAATAAATTATCACTACAGCGAAAATATCCGGTATCACACGCGCATTATGGAGTCCTACAATCAAAATGTGAATTTGATCATCATGCTATTACATTCCCTCTACCCCCATGTTCTCCAATCTAGACGATCGCGATCCCCCGCCGCTACCCGCGACCGAGGGACCCGGAGAGAACGCAGCCCTTCATGGACCAATGTGTTTACCCGGATACCCGCCGAACCTAGGTTGGAAACGGACCTTTCGTCTTTGATGCTTTACCTCTTTACCAACGGTAATCCATTGTTAGGTGGGGGTAGGGGTGGGCGACCTATGATGACACCACCACTCCTTACGATGACCCAAATTGACCAGTCGACCGAATTGGTGCGTTATAACGAGGCAATGGGCGAACGTATCTGCCCAATCTCCATGGAAAATTTCGAGGAAAATGAGCAAGTTTGTCGCATTCGCGGGTGTAGACACATTTTTAAGCGGGATCACTTGATGCGATGGTTACAAACCAGTGTCAACTGCCCGGTATGTCGTTACGATTTGCGTGATTTCTCCAATAATCCGATAAATGTCGAACGCCGGGACAGCATCGATGTACCAAACCCCCGTGCGGACCGAGATGGGTACGACATGCGGTTTTTTGATCGGTCGGAGAACGTGCGCCCGGGGATGTCTATTCATACAGATGGTGGAACGCATATTCCCCCTATAAATCTCTTCAGTGATGGGGATACGCATAATATTTCTCAATTATTGACAAATTTATTGAGAAATTCGCTGCCTACTACAGATGCCAGTAACAATTTATTGTATACGTTGGAGATACCATTGGGGTAACACCTTTGTCGATTTACACCTTTACGTTATTAATATTCGATCCTAAGTTCTTAAAAAACGCATCCGCCGATTGTGAGCTCGAACTCGCACTATCTTCCACCTGGCCCATCAACGCACCGCCGCCCTCTGTAAATCTAGCTTTAACAAAATCAGATCCCGATTTAACATATGCGACACGGCTAATATCCGGCCGCCCAAATGCCGATCCTTTAATGGATACGATATCACTTATCCACGCCCCTTCGTTCATTGTAAATTCCACGTTTTCAACCACCGGGTTCGAGATCTTAAATTTGGCCTTGTTGTCATCATTAATTTTAACGGTCAGGGTACCCGTCTTTTTGTTGCCGCTACCGTGTTGTATGTTTGTAATCGTCGCCTCCCGAGACTCTTCCATGTCCTTGAACCAAGGTCGGGTAACGAACTTAACATTGAGGAATAGTCCTGGACCCGATTTGTCAGTTGGTACAAAGGCCGCGGCGTTTTTGCCACCCGATTGGCGGTTATGTCTAGTTTTACGACCACTGTGGCTGTTTCTGCGTTGTTTTGCGGAATAGTGCATTATTAGTATATATTATACTAATAAAAAAAAATGTTATTACAATGAAATCCTTCCGTCGCTATTTATTTTACTCCGTAGAAATCCGTGATCATGTGGGTCCGATTTCGCTCATTGGCAATTTTATTCAAAATCTTATCAAAAAGAAGTACCTTGACTTTTAACGAACAGTATTTTTCCTTCCGTTTTGTCAACAATTCGTAATTGTCGCCAAAATCCCGTTCTAATTGCGCTAAATCTTTTCGGTAAGTTTTAATGGCCCCCGGCTTTTTTTGATATTCCCAGATCTTTTCCACGGCCAGACCAAACAACTGCTGTAGGGGTTTCATCAGCTGGTTCGTAATATAATACGTGTAATCGATTTTCAACCGGTTCTCTAAAATATATTCCGGGGTCTCGATCCGTTCGCCTAAAAGCAGTTTTTTGGTACTGCCGGGCGAATGAACAAACACGAATTTCATACGGTCCCCCGGTTTGGGTTTGTTTCCCGGATCGCGTTTGCCAATACGGTCCGCCAATACCTTGTGCGCAATCGTATGAGGATTCTTGTAATCGCTCCGCAAAGCCCGTGTAATCATCAATTTATCCATTGGAACCTTGCCTTCTACCAGGTGGTTCAAGGCCTTGTCCAAGTATTCCGTCGCCTTCTGAATGTCGTTTTCTTTCATGAGAATGTTCAGGATACTCCCGTACGTGTCCTTCAAATAATCGCACGAATCGCGACGTTTGATCGAAAGCCCCATGTATTTCAGTTTACCCTTATTAGGGTTGGTCTCGTACAGCATACCTACGTAACGTTTTTTCGACAAAATGATAAAAGGCATCAGGGTTTTCTCGTAACTGAGTTCCATCGGCGGTTTGAGATAATCGGTACACAGGTGCGCGGCGTCTTGCGCTATTTCAATTGTGATTTCCAGCGCTTTCTTTCCGCGGATGGGTTCACCCGTTTGGGGATCCTGAAGGTTGAAGGTGAAGAATACAGAGTCCGTGTTGTGAACAATCATGTTTCCGATACCCGCGGCGAAATGGTGATTTTCTGTGGTGAGATCGTAAACGTAACCCCGATAAGGTATCTTTTCCATGCGGCGAATGCGGTGTGGATACACAATATCGTGGACAATATGTAAACAATACATGGTGCTGCCATTCTCACAACGACTGTAATCGATTTCGATGAGATGCCCCAGATGCGTTAAACCCCAATACCACTGCATGGCAACCGTTTGCGACATAAACTTGAAGGTGTTCATGTTATCTGCTTTCAAATGAATGGCATCAGATATTTTGCGCATTTTCTTCGAAATAATGTTCATATATTCGGGCAAAGGATGGTGTAGTAATTCGTCACCCAAATTAACGTCGTTGGGTGACACCTCGCTACCGTCGGATCTCAAAAGCGAATGGTCATCCGTGACGTCCACAAGTCCCTGGGGCGTAGAAACGCGAATCATGCTCTTATGCGGTGCCAATTTGTGACGGATCACACGATGTATACGCGTCCATCCCTTTTCGGTCCACACTTCGGTATATCTGGATAACTCACATACCTCCTTGTCTTGTTTACCGGGTTCTTGACAGGTTCTCCACAAATCGGTTTCATTCTGTGAACACCAATACGGTATTTCCTCTATGACACATACACGATATTGATGGACCTTTTTCTTTTCGGATGTGATTCTCACCAAGATGGGTGTGTAACTGGCCACACTGTCGCCGTAGATATATTCGGCCTTGGTCAATACCGTGCCGTGCGATTCCGTGGCATATTCGCGGTCTTGATACACCTCCTCGATGATGCGCTTCGCGTAGGTAATCATGAGACGGCCCGTCGCAGTCGTGGACGCCGCCACGTCCTGCTCGTAAAACGTCGAGGTTTTCGCCCCACACTGACCATACAGTGAATTTGCCGTGACCTTGTAACCGAGCTGGCGCTTGTCCAAAATGTTTTGCATGAAAGGGTCCTTTTCGGTCTTCATCAATTTCCGCGTGTCCGCGCGGGCTTTCAACAATTCTTCCAGGATGGACGGCATGATGGACTTTTGATTGTCGGGAAGCTGTGCCCAGCGACACACTTTCGTACCCGACTTGATTTTCTCCGCCATGGCCTTGGGATGTTTTCTCACATATTTGAAAGTATCGAATTCCACGTCCACATATTGATATCCCGGCAGATTATCGTAAATGAAATTGCCGTTGTAATCTTTTTCACCCACGGTGCGAATCAAATTACCCGACAAATCGTATTCTTTGATCCACACCTTGCTGTCGTGTGACAAATTGTTGCTGATCATGGATGACGGATAGAGAGACGCATAATCCACGCACGCGACGGGGTTGTCCATGTACATGGAACATTTGGGCGGCAAGACAATAGCGCCCTCGTATCCGTCATTGTTGGACGTTTTTTCCAAATCGGGCATGAGGGTTCCTTTTTCCCGGCATTTTTTGGCCACGAAACTGGTCAGCTTGATGCCCTGACCGCGAAACACCAGGAAACTGATCGGGACACTACATATCCGCGACATTTCCACATAACCGGTGATGACGTCAATCTTGTTCATCAGATGGTGAACCAGGTTACAATCTTGAATACAATATTTGGCGACAATGGCGCGATCCGCCGCAGTTCCGTTGGTCAACCGGAAAATGTCTTGGGGAGAAACGTCGTCTTTGGCCACGCCCCATTTGATGCCGAATTTGCCAATAGGAATGTCGTGATGCCCCGCAATAACCAACACATTATACGTCGCTCCCTCCGACTCTACCCCGAGAATGATATCAATCACCTGGAATTTCTTGCCATTTTGGTAGTAGTCCGACGTGAAACCCGTTAGTTCTATGTGGATATAATCCCGCAGGTTGACCCCGGTCAAATTATTACTGTAAAGATGGGTACACGGACGGTCGGGATCGGCATCGTTGAAAACCACTTTTTTGATGTCGTCACTGATGTACTGACCCGCAACATCGTCCAATTTATACGAAGGCAAATTGAAATCGCGGCGAAAGTAAGTATACATATCAATCTGTAGTCTACCCGCCGTCTTGTAATACCGCAAATCATACTCGCCGCTGGCCAACACGACCTTGGTATTTTCAATCTGGTATTCGGAATTGGTCACTTTCGCACAGACCTGATCTTTGGTACGCGACAACATGAGGAATTCGCGATCGCAGTGATTTTCTTGGGCACGCCGAAACATAAACTCGTAATCAAACCCGAAAATATTGTAACCGATGATAATGTCGGGGTTTTCTTTTTGAATGAGTTGCGACCACTGGATCAAGAGATCGCGTTCGGTATGGGTCGTATCAATAGTAACACCATGAATATCCTCGCATGTTCCCAGGACCAAACAGTGGTTGAGGTAGGGAAGAGGCTCGCCGTATTTCATAAACGTCGAGCCAATGAAAGTAACCTTGTCGCCTTCCAATCTCGGAAATATCCGTGTAAGAAGATCATTGGTCACTTGGATCTTTTCGTCGCGATCATAATCCGGATGCGTGAGCACGTCCAGGATCGTCGTTGTCGTTGTCTTTGTCGTATGTTGCGGCTTTTTAGTCGCAGCACGCTTGGTAGGACGGACTTCCGCAACACCCTCGTCGTCGCTCTTTTCCTCTTCCTCTTCCCCGAATTCGGTCTGTTGTTCCAGCAGCGTTTTTTCAAACATACGGTCAATTGTAAGAACCTTGTCGGTTTCCTCGTTGGACATTTTCTTCACATCTTCCATCGGCGTTTTGATAATCTTCTGGATCATGTGGGCCAGTTCGGGGTCGGACGGGCGGAATTTGGGATATACCAGATCCACATCGGACAACGTATCTTTGCCAAATGCCGTATAAATCGCTCGTTCAAGGGTGGGTTTGGTATCGGCAACGTCGGTTTTCTTATGAAACAGGTCTACCACATTGGATGCCAAGCGTTTGTAAGATTTGATAGGAACCGGAAAATCACCGTGACTGCTACTTGCCTCAATATCAAAACTACAAATCTTGTAGGGTACCCGGGTCTCCTTCTCTGGCATAGGTTGAATAGACGCAATATCACAGACATATTCGAAATCGCAGGTGGTGGTTTTTTCTTGCGGTTGTGTTGTACGGTTCAACTGAATCTGAACCCATCCCGATGGACTCACATTATGGATATGAAAATACCGCAAAATGGGGGGAATGTTGCTCTCATACAATTCCAACCGCTGCCCGCGGAAAATGAAGGGTTTCCGAATTCTTTCGCCGTCTTTTTCCGTATACCACAGATTCTTCACTTTGTTCATTGCGGCCGAATTTTCGAAAATTATTTTGGCAAATTTATGTTGTTTGCCGGCGGTAAACCCGTAGAGTTGTTTGTGTTTTTGTAGCTCGACATCTAGGACAGATTTAGCATGAAATCCCGATTTTTCCTGGAATTCTTTCAAGAGTGCGCGGGCCTCACTTTCTGACCAGCTATCCGCCACTTTTACAAAGAAGAAGGGCTGATAATCCGTCAAATAGAGACAACAGGTCTTTCCCTCTTCGTTGATGCCAAACATTTGAATCACAAACTTGCGGGCTTCCTTGGTCCGTTTGAATTCGTCCGAATCACTTTCCGAATGGGTTCCATTATTCAGGATTTTACTCGGGAATTCGTCGTAAATGTTGAAATCAAACAGACGAAACGATTTGGATTTTACGATTCTTACAATGCGTTTTTTAGGTTGTGGTGGTGGTGGTACCGCCGCCATACTTTACACAGATTGTCGACAAACGTTTAGATTGGTTTTATTTGTTGATTCCTTTTTTTCCAATCAATTTTACGCCCCCTTTTACCTTTGTGGAGGGGGATTCACGTGGCCGCAATTATGTAGACATATAATATATAAACGACCATGAATTTCTTTGGCATGGGCACGGGCACGGGCACGGACATGCCGTCCCACGGTGACGAAAAAATCTTTACGTTCGACCGAAAGTGTATGGTTATTCCTTCCGCCAAGGGTCATCCGGGCAAAAGAATTGTGTGTGGTCTCGGGTTTGCCTCCTGGTGTGGCCACTGCGATACGTTAAAGCCGAAATGGGTTCAAATGCACAACAACATCCGCGCCAAGGTTAAGAAGCACCAATATCACGAACCCGTATTTGCGCCATTCGAAGATAGCAACATGGATTTATTGCGCGAATTCAATCAGAAAAATGCCGATTATTTAGACAATGAAACGGTCAACATCTCGGCCTACCCCACCATTTTTAAAATACACCGCGGGAAAATTTCATATTATGACGGAGAACGTGAACCGGAACCCATGGAGCGCTGGTTCATGTCCGAAAGTGTCGTGAAAGCGAAAAAGTCGAAGAAAACGAAGAAACCGAGATTCCGCGGAGGAGCGAAGAAGGGGAAAGGGACGGGGAAAGGGACGAGGAAAGGGACGAGGAAAGGGACGAGGAAAGGGACGAGGAAAGGGACGAGGAAAGGGACGAGGAAAGCCTAAACAACGATCCCACAATATATTTTCGTGTATAATTATATAGGTCAACCTGCCCATTATACATGAAACGTTCTGTCATTATCATATTTTTCATATTGGCATTCTTGTCCGGGCTTTACGTTTACTCCACCCAGAGTATTCAATTTGTCGCCATACCTATGGACAAACCCAAGGAGAACTTACAGAATATTCAAGATAAAACTGCCAAATGTCCCAATGTCCTCATTCGTAACGGCAACGTCCTGTTGTTATATAACAGCACCAATACTCACGATGAACTTCCTATTCAATTTAATAGTTTAGATGAATACACCGCGTATTATGAGCAACAAAAGGCCATGGGTTCCAATTGTCCGGTACTATATTTACAGCAGGAAAACGATGTCCAGGGCAATGATGTGTATCGTGCGCGTCCCAGTCCCTACGATACCCAGGGTGGGATGCCGCCCATCACGGTAGGCACCCCCGTCAATCGGCTCACGGGTAACGTGCCCATGACGTTTCCTCCGGCCGCGCCGATCATCGATTCGGACCGCACCCAGGGGAAATTTAACGCCAACAACTATCCGGGGTTTGATCCCATGGGATTACAACAGGGGGTTTTTTCCAAATTAGACGAGGTTCATTATTCTACCGGCACAAATGGCATAAGCGATAACCCGATGGATCCCAACTGGGGAGGCGTGGAATTTTCTCAGGCGGCAGTGGAATCCGGCAAATATGTCGAGAACAATGTGTATCCGATGTCTGCCTCCCGCGGGGCAAACACGCAGTTTTTCCCAGGGCTGTACAGCAACGTCATTGCGGACCCTCCGAACATTGTCAACACGCGTCAAGGTTAACTTGGCTTCACACCTCTAATGTGGGGTTGGGGTTTGCGGAAGGAGGATCCAGAAAAAACCGATAAATACTGGCGATGCTGCTTTTGTTGATTTTGCGCATTTTTCCGCCGCTTTCGTACTTCATGTTCTCCAAACATTTGGGATCATTCTTACACGATTCCAATAAATGATAAAACGATGTGAAATGTTTCATGATGGCGACGGCGGTTACCGCACTGATACCGGGTACTTGACACAACATGATTTCGCCAATGTTTTCTTGGGTAACATTCTCCTTTTTCACTTTCTTCACGACACTACAATATGCGGGCTCGGTGGGACGCGGACTCTCCTCAATTGTGCTGTGGTTTGCCGGTTCTCCGCGAAAAAGGGGGACGCCCTTCTGAAGGTTGCGCGCAATCTTGTCCGTCATCGCTACCAATAATTCGGCGGTTTCTTGCGATGAACTGGTTCTCATGGGGCGAAACCCCTTGAAGAAATGGAGGGAAGTTATCACCGAATACACTAGGCGCCGTTCTTTGGGAGTGCGCAACGTGTTCAATGCCCCTTCAATGATGTAAATCACCTGCGAGGGTGAAAACTCGTCGGACTTCGCCAGTCGGTACGATTGTTCTTCGTAACGGCTATCTTTGATGCTGGCCAGCAAATCCGTCAGCGATTTGCGTTCCATGATCGCGACCGTGCGGTCATCGTCGGTTTTGATGATAAAATCGCCTAAAGGTAGTACTTCTTTGGCGACATGAAGGGCGGTTTGCGTTTCGGTCAATAGTTGTTGTATTTTTTCATATATGGCGATTTCACGTTCATCCACCACCAGTTTCATGTTCTCCCTTCAATAATAAGTATTCTAAAACAATACTTATTATATCATTATATCAATTAAGTTAAACCAGTCTATCAAACGGGCCGTAGTAATTCTGAGGCCTGCCACCAACCGGGCGGGTGGGATTCACGCGAGGATTGGCCGTGAAGAGCATCTGAACGGCCGTCCGGGGTAATCCGCGGCGCTTGTAGCCGAGCCACGTTGCGCGCGTCAAAATGGCCGTGGGCACTAAACCCGCCTTTTTGGGCCCTCCGCCCTGGTTTACGTTGGTACGCGCGCTGCTATGCGTCAACAGAGAGTGATTTGCTTTGTAAGAAAACGGGTTCGGCATTTTGCGGTTTATTCGGAACTGGTTATATATACACTAAATATAATAAATATTCTTCATCTGTGTATAAAATTGAAAAATAATTTCAGGAAACATCCGTGTAGTATACATACATTCATTGAGTTTACTTGTTTGGTTCTCTTCATCACATGAATATATCCAGCACTGACGACGATATTCGCGTGGAAAGAAACGCATATGGCGTGGAAACCCTCGTGTTCGACCCATTCAATTCCCTAAATAAAGAAATACGACCCGACGAAATCGCCCAAATCTTACGAAATTACGGTATTACCACCCCTATTCACAATTTTCAATTGTACAAACGCGCCTTTATTCACAAATCTTATATCAAGCGCCCCCACATTGAAAACCAACAGAACAATATTGTGATTGTTCCGTGTCCCACCGACTGTCTAGCACTTTATTCCAAATCCAACGAACGCCTCGAATTTGTGGGAGACGGTATCCTCGAGTGTATTACAAAATACTATTTGTATCGCCGCTTTCCTAAAGAGAACGAGGGTTTCATGACGGAAAAGAAAATCGCGCTGGTTAAAAACGAAGCCATTGGGAAACTGGCCATGGAAATGGGCCTCCACAAATGGTATATATTGTCTAAACATGCCGAGACTAAGCAGACGCGGACGAATTTGAAAAAACTGGGTTGTTTGTTTGAGGCCTTTATCGGGGCAATGTTCCTGGATTTCAACAAGGTTGTGGTCAAAGATGAGGGGGGGTGGTTTGATAATGTGTTTGTCACCGGTCCCGGGTTCCAGTTTGTACAAATATTTGTGGAAAACGTTTTTGAGAAGCACGTCGACTGGATCTCTCTCATTCAAAACGACGACAATTTCAAAAACATTCTCCAGGTCAAGATACAAAAGGAATTCAAGGTGACGCCGCATTATTTGGAAACTGAGCCACATTCCGCAGAAACTGGGTACCATATGGGCGTGTATTTGTGTTTGGGACAGCCCATTCATATGGCTAAAATGGAAGACGCACTTCCCATTTCCCAGTTTTCAAATTACGGCAACATACACCAATATATGTGTCAGAACCATCACGCATTGATATTTTTAGGGGAAGGATGCCATAAGATCAAGAAAAAGGCGGAACAAGTGGCCTGTGAGATGGCCATCCATATTTTGGAGAAATTTTGATGGTGTTATCGTTCGTTCTCGATTATATTGTACTCTCTCGTAAATGGTTAGGATAAATATCAACCCACTATATATATCGATATTGTAAATGAATATTTCGAGTTTAGAACAATTTAAAGAAAAATACAAGGTTCGTCATCACCCGAAAAAGAAGCAGGACATTATTATTCAATTTCATGATGATGATTCCGCGACCGATGAGCATGAAGATGATGGTGATAAAAGCAAGAAGAAAAAGACAAAAGACAAAGGTGAGGAGGCGGATACGGATGAGGAGGCAGATAAAGATGAGGATAAGGATAAGAATAAAGATGTGGAGGCGGATAAAGATGAAGATGAAGATGAGGATACGGATGAAAAACCTAAAAAGAGAACCAAAACATCAATTGTGGACAAATCTGCGACATCCAACATTAATCGTGAACTAGTCTTAAAACGGATACGTGATTTCAAACATCCCAAGAAAATCGCCGAACCAACCCTTTTTTCTCGTGACAAGGAAGATAAAGAAAAGGAAGGTGAAAAAGATGGAGAAGAGGGAGCCAAGGTAAGTGAAAAAGATGGAGAAGAGGGAGTCAAGGAAGGAGCCAAGGAAAAAACTCCTGTACCCAAAGCCGTCAAAATCATGAGACCCGTTCCCCAAGAACTTGTCCAGGGCAACCCTAACCCCAAAAAAGCGCCTCGTGCCCCGCGCATCAAGATTGTTTCCAAACTTACCATCAAGGAGCCGTTGATTGACAGCCAGCGCATCGCTGAACGCTTACCGCCCATGGAAAAATCGGTGAATCGCGTGTCTAATTATTACATGACGAACCGAAAACTAGCCATTTCAAAATTACAGCAATTATTTGAACCCGAGCGTCAAGAATTCAACGAAAAGCGCCAGTCGGTATCGTGCGATGCGTCAGAAACCCAAGAATTTGGCCTGCTCCCCCACCAAAAAATTGCGCGTGAATATTTGAATTTATACACGCCTTATCGTGGTCTCTTGTTGTATTTCTCGCTCGGTAGTGGTAAATCGTGTACCAGTATTGCCATTGCCGAGGGTATGAAAACCGACAAACGCATCTTTATCATGACTCCCGCCTCCCTCAAGATGAACTTTTTTACAGAATTGAAAAAATGCGGCGATCCCCTCTTCAAAAAAGACCAGTACTGGGAATTTGTTTCCACCGTCGGTCAACCCGATTTTATACGGGTCTTGTCTCGGGCCCTCTCAATGTCTCCCGAGCAAATCGAAAAACAGGGGGGTGCGTGGCTAGTGGACATTCGAAAACCCTCCAATTTTTCGACCCTCTCCGGCAATGATCAAAAAAACATTGACGATCAGTTGAATGCCATGATCCGTAACAAATACGTCGATCTCAATTACAACGGTATGAATATGCGCAAAATGCGCGAATTGACCGACGATTTTTCCAAAAACCCCTTTGACCACTCGGTCGTGTTAATCGACGAAGCCCACAATTTCGTGAGTCGTGTGGTCAATAAAATCAAGAAAAAGGGGTCCATTTCCTACATGTTGTACGACTACTTGATGAAAGCTACCGACTGTCGGGTCGTGTTATTGACCGGAACCCCCATCATCAATTATCCCAACGAAATCGGCATTTTATATAATATTTTACGGGGTTACATTAAAACCTGGATTTTCCATCTCAACGTGAAATCCTCGCAAAAAGTCACACGCGATTCTATTTTGGAGATGTTGGACCGCGGAGGCTTGCGCACATTTGATTATGTCGAATACAACGGAAACAAATTAACCATCACCCGCAATCCGTACGGGTTTATCAATGCTCGCAAACCCGGGAAAACGGCGGCCATTAAAAAGGGAGGCGGGAGTAAGGGGAGTGGGGACAAAGGAGATAAAAAAAGGGTCGCCACCAAAAAGGCTACGCCCACCCACAATATACGCATACGTACTACGAAGAAAAAACGTCCGGAGCCTACCGTCATTTCTGTGAATACGGAGAACATTGTGACAAATGATATAAAAAAACCTCTACACTCTGACCAATTGGCCAAGGAAATCGATCAACAAGCCGACGGTATTCGCGTGGCCGGTTTGGACTACGACAAAATGTCCCACGTGTGGGGTGGCGAAGGCGACGTGTTTAGCAAATACAACGGAGTACGTTTGGATGCCACGGGAAACATCAGCGACGCAGAGTTTGAAAAGGCGGTCATTGCCATTTTATCCAAAAACGACATTGATATCATGTCGGGAGCCACCGAAACCAAATTATACAAGGCTTTGCCCGACGACTCTGAATCATTTTTAAACATGTTTGTGGACCAAGACGAGGTGGCCATCAAAAACAAACGGTTGTTTCAACGCCGAATTCTGGGATTGACTTCGTATTACCGCAGTGCGCAAGAACAACTTCTCCCCAATTTTGTGGAAGTTGAATCCGCGGAAGATGAAACCAACCCGGTTCTCCACATTATGCTTTCGGAAATGAGTGATTACCAATTTGAGAATTATTCCAAAATACGCAAGGAAGAGCGCGACCAAGAAAAGAATTCAAAGAAAAATGCCAAGCGCGCCAAACCGAATTCCGACGAAATCTACACCATTTCGTCCACCTACCGTATTTTTTCACGCGCGTGCTGTAATTTTGTATTTCCCAAGCCGCCGGGACGCCCCATGCCCGAACGCCAGGGCGACAAGGAGGTCACCGAAGCCATGCTCGATGCGACTGCCCCTCGGTTATTGCTCGACTATGAACCCGACAACGAAGATGCGGAAGTAGACGATGGAGAAGATAAGGATGGGGATGCGGATGAAGATAAGGATGGGGAAGATGCGGATGAAGATAAAGATGGACCGAAGACCTACGCAGATCGCATCCAGTACGCGCTCAAATTTTTACAAGACCATTCCGACGAATACTTGTCGGCCGAAGGCTTGAGAACCTACAGCCCCAAATTTTTACAGATTTTGGAGAACCTCAAAGATCCCGACAACCTGGGTCTGCACCTCATCTACAGTCAATTCCGTACGATTGAGGGCGTGGGAATCCTGAAATTGATCCTGGAAGCCAACGGGTTCGAACAACTGAAAATCACCAAACAGACGGAATCAGGCGAGAGCAACGAATGGATGCTCGTGCCCCCGGAGAACCCCGACAAACCCCGATTTTTACTTTACACGGGCACGGAAACGTCCGAAGAACGCGAAATACTGCGTAACATTTACAACAGTCAATGGAAAACGTTGCCCCCTCTCATGACCGAACAACTGAAAAAAATGGCGGCAAACAATTTTATGGGAGACATTGTGAAAATCATGATGATTACTTCTTCCGGTGCGGAAGGTATTAATCTGAAAAATACGCGGTTCGTACACATTGTGGAACCCTATTGGCATATGGTACGCTTGGAACAAGTTATTGGGCGTGCGAGACGTATTTGTAGTCACCAAGATTTAGAAAATTCGTTGCGTACCGTCAAAGTGTTTTTGTACATGAGCACATTTAGCGAAGAACAGCGGGTCAGCGATAAAAACAAGGAATTACTTATCAATGATGTAAGTAAACTCGACAAAAAGACCCCGCTCACAACCGACGAGAGTTTGTACGAAATTGCGCGTATCAAAGACACCATCAATCAACAGTTGTTGAAATCCATCAAGGAAAGTGCCATCGATTGCAGTGTATACGCCACTTCCAATGCCTCGGAGAACCTGGTGTGTTACGGATACGGGAAAGTCACATCGAATGATTTTGGTTCGTTCCCCTCTTTAGAAGAGGACCAACACCAAAAGGATGATTTGAATATTCGCACCGAAAAACTGAAATTGACGAAATTGGCGATTAGTGGGGTCGACTATGCGGTGGACCGGGCGTCCGGCATTGTATATGATTTAGAGAGTTACAAACGCGCCAAGAAAACGAACGAAGATTTACTGGTCATTGGTAAACTCGAAAAAGTACGGGGGCGCTTGACTCTGATAAAAAATACATAATTATTATATATAGATACTTTGTGTTAAAACATGGATAAAACTATCAAGCATATAGAACTTATTGAAAAAGAAATGGCGGCGGCTAAACAGGCAATGTTGGCGGCTGAGAAGACGGCGGGTGCCGCAGTAGAGACGGCGATTGCGGCTTCCAATGAAATTGATGCCACTTTGGGTTCGTTAGCCATGTTGAAAGATGAAACTGTTGCGCAAATGGTGAAAAATGTACTTCCGCCCAAACAGGAAGTTGCTGCTGAACCCGTTGCTGCTGCTGCTGTTACTCAGCAAGAGCAAGAACCGGCGCCGGTTGCTGCTGCTGTTACTCAGCAAGAGCCTGAGCCAGAACCCGTTGCTGCTGCTGTTACTCAGCAAGAGCCTGAGCCAGAACCCGTTGCTGCTGCTGTTACTGAACCGGAACCCGCTACTGAGCCTGCTGCCGAACCTGAGCCTGCTGCTACCGAGACGGTTGAGGCTGCTCCTGCCGAGACGGTTGAGCCTGCTCCTGCCGAGACGGTTGAGCCTGCTCCTGCCGAGACGGTTGAGCCTGCTGCCGAACCTGAGCCTGCTGCTACCGAGACGGTTGAGGCTGCTCCTGCCGAGACGGTTGAGCCTGCTGCCGAACCTGAGCCTGCTGCCGAACCTGAGCCTGCTGCTCAACCTGAACAAGAACCCGTGCCGGCGGCCGAATCGGCTCCTGTCCCGCAACAAACGGTCCAAAAAGGCGGAAAGCGCAAATCCTTGAAAAAGCACCGTACTTCTCGCAAGGGTAAAAAGGCCAAAAAAAATACCCAGAAAAACAAAAAAAGAAAGAGAACGCGTAAATACAAATAATCATTACGACAATTCTAACATAAACAGACGCATCCTATTGTTATATAATGCTTATCAACCTTGATTATTTGGTTTCCAAGTATAATATTCAGTTTACTGGCATATTACACGTCGGCGCTCACTTGTGCGAGGAATTGGAAGAATACAAACGATATCTTCCAACCCACAAAATTTTATGGGTAGAGGCCATACCGCAAATGGTTAACCAATCAAAAAAGATCTATCCAGATATTTTGATTGAATGTGCGGTCGTGTCGGATTCACGGGAATTAGTGACCTTTAATTGCGCCAGTAATAACCAATCATCCTCCATGTTACCATTCGGTACACATGCCAAAAGATATCCACATATTGTTTACAATACTAGCTTTACAACCCAAACAAAATTGCTCACGGATTTCATGTACAACTACGATATTTCCTACAACTTTTTAAATCTCGATATTCAGGGCGCGGAGTTGAAAGCCCTCAAAGGCATGGAAGAATATCTATTAAATGTAGATTATATCTATACTGAAGTAAATTCCGAATATGTATACGAAAATTGTGCTATTGTAGATGAAATAGACCGGTATTTAATGGCTTTTGGTTTAATTCGCGCAGTAACGGCTTGGTATTCAGAGGATGGTGGACGTACTTCTCACGGATGGGGTGATGCATTCTACATTCGAACGGGAAAATTACCCCCTTGAAGATTTACATAAATAATCATTATTTGCGAAAGAATATAAAGTGCTTGTGGACTTTATATTCAAGAATATACAAATGGACGAAAATAACGTGGTTTTGTTATTAAAAACTGTCCAAATACAACCTATCCGCAACATGATTACCGCCATTAAAGATATTCTTACAGATGCTACTATCACTTTTACCAAGGAGGGCATGAAAATTATCAATTTCGATAAAACGCATACAATATTGGTCAATGTCATGTTACACGCGGATAAATTCGAACATTACTACTGCGAACCCGACAAAATTATCGTGTGTACCAACACCCTCCACCTGTTCAAGGTCATTTCCACCATGTCGAACGACGACACGCTTTCCATGTATATTGATAAAAACGATTATCACGACGGGGTGGTATCGCACCTGGGTCTCCAGTACGATAACGGGGACATCAAACAATGTTATAATCAGAAATTGCGCCTCATTGATCCCGACACGGAGGAGTTGGAAGTGCCCGACGTCGAATACACCACGGCCATCAACATGCCCACCACCGATTTCCAGAAGATTATTCGCGATTTGAACGGCATCTCCGACCGTATCGAGATCAAGTCGGTGGGCAGTGATCTCATTTTTTCGTGCGAGGGCAATTTCGCGAGTTCTAGAATCATGCGGTCCGAGGCGGTGGGAAACATGGAATTCATCCAGAAACCCGACGCGACGGTCGTGGTACAGGGCGAGTTTTCGCTGAAGAGTTTGAGTCATTTCATCAAATGTACCCCCTTGTGTAGTCATCTGGAAATGTACCTCGAGAACGATTTGCCGCTCATTGTGAAATACGATGTGGCCTCTCTCGGAAGCATACTCAATTGTGTCGCTCCACTGCCCCCGAGTTAAACCTCGCTACAGATTATATTACTCCGGATATCGAGAATAATATAATTCACACCATATTTAGCTGTAATTATTACAAATTTCACGAACACAGTCTTGAAACGATGACAGGGGTTTTCGGATTTGTAATATTTGCGCTTTTATCAATATGCTATGACGCGTCGCATTCATTTCCGCGGCAGTCCACCATACGTCTTTATTTAGATCGTTTTCCACATAATACGACCGGTCATCGATGATAAATATTTCATTGGCGTCGAGGTTGAATTTCACGCGTTTTTTTGTAAAGATGATAGGGCGATTCAACAAGTGTCGCGACATGAATACGGTTTGCCGTTCTGCGGTATCGACCGGTTGTGGTATTTTCATAGGGTAAATGGTGGGAGCTCGAATAGGGGTATTCGTCACATATTCGGAATAATTCAAATTCATCCTAAATGTGCTGCTCATTGTTACATTAGAGAAACAAAATAAGCCATCTATATACCCGGGAAGATTTGAATCCGGACGCCATACAGTCCGAATGACTGTATGGTCAATTTATTTATGTGTAAAGGTGCCCACATCAAAACTCGGGTTCGTGGTTTTTGAAAAGACATCCCGTCTTTTGGAGATTCGGTATATCAATCAATACGTTGGGGTCCTGGTATTGACACGTATCCAACCAGATCTTGATAATACAGAAATTTTTTTTGGGAGATACGGTAATACCGGTCACATGTTCATTTATCCTTTCGTCATCGAAAAGGGTTTCGCCACATAACGCATAAAATAGGGTCTTCCAAACTTCGTGAACCTGACGGTTGATCACTTTGAATGAAAACGCCCCACCGCTGCGGTTCCTAGGATCTTCCCACTGGGGTGTAATACCCGTGCGCATGATAAAAAGCATCGTGTGCTTCACAATCGATTCGGAAACAGTCTCATTGAGCGAGATTACCGTTTCCATCGTCTGTATTTCACTTGCGATGATTTTATAACTAGATAGATCCCAGTTTTTGTCGTGTGGTAAATGGTAATATAAATCCCATTTACCAAGCAATTGGTGGCATGGGTTCGGAATACTGGAGGTATCCGTCATTATACTCCCGTGTATATCTAAGAGGGGAGAACTTTATGTTGGTTTTGTTTTACATTTTTTAGGTTTATGGTTTATGGTTTATGGTTTATTTGGAATTTCTCTTGTATGATCCGCTGCGTCGTTTTCCGCCATGAGACATGGCTCCATCATTGACTTCGCGGGCGTTATTCATTTGCTGATGTCTGCGCCGGCTTTGACGTTTTATCGCCGCTTTACGTCGCACTGTCTGCTGTAATTTACGAATTTGCGCATCAGTCAACGCCCGGGTTTTTATGGAGGTCGGTCGCGTTAATCCTACAAGCTTGCGCTGTAAAAAAACGCTCTTTTTAGCGTCCCCCTCATCCGCCGCTTTTCGTTCCAGATTCGTAATCGCATTGTACTCTTTGATTTTCTTTTCTACCGCGGCTCGCCCCACGCCTATTTCGTAAGAAAACACATCGTCAGTAGTTATCATAGCATCAAACAAAAAATTCACCTTGTCCGCGTCACTAATCTTAAAGTCTTCCGTAACATTTTTTTTCAACTGGCGGATAGCTCTGTCGCGGCGTTTTTGTTCCTGTTCTGGAGACATTCCCGTGCTTAATTTGGTCTCTTGGATTTCTTCCAATTCACTCAGATAAGTATCCAGTCGCCCCTTTAATATGAGATCCAGTCGAAACAAATTCATTATTATCTGATGTATGTCGATGTTGGCATCCGATTTTATAAAAACCAACAGGGACTTGTAAGTGATATCACCGAGATCCAAATCCTTCAATAATAAACGCTTCAATTCCTTTTCGTACTGTGTTTTTAATTTTTCCAGAGGTTCGCGTTCGTGATTAAATTCCTCTATCACCATCTGTAATTTGTGGGCGGAGTTGTACTCGTCAATCTCTTTCATAAACTTAGTCACCGTGTGATTGATTTTTTTTCCCAGCTCGTGAATCGTTTTCGTGGCAACGGCAGATATTCCCGGCAAATCTCCCTTTATTTGTTCTTGCGCAGACTGGGGCATTAGTTTACTCGCCATCTTCGACAAAAAATTCGACATGGTAATATACACGAATTAACTATAATATAAAATATACAACTATTTTTTTGCGACAGATTCGGGGTTTTTTACATCCATCACCGCGTAATCATCTTTATCTAAAAGGATATATTTGTCGCTATTTATCTCCACCGTACGCATCATACAATCGATAATATTCAGTTTATATCTGCCATCAAATACATACGACAACGATTGGTATTTTAACAGCCGTTCTACAAATAAATAAGACAAAATCTCGTTACCTTTCATATAATATCCCGGATCAATATCCAAATACAAATGTGATTCCATGCTCGGATGAATATATTCAACACACAAAAAATGTTTACGCGTCTTGTCTAAATATATTGTTTTGCTGATTTTCATGTTTATCCGCGAAATATACTGGTTGTTCAGTTTAAAAATGATCATGCCCGGTTTGAAATAATTGTTCTCGATGTTTGTCAGGGTGTTCTCCATTAAATCGCACCGTTGCTCGTCGTCGTACATATCCAATGGGCTCAAGGTAAATAGAAACATGCCACTTGGCAACACGTGATTGGTGTTGTTAAAATTAATGTAATGTTCGCACCAGGGATAGTCCGCATAGTAAATAGAACACCAAGGATTGTAAAATGGTTCCACTTTTTTACGCTGTACCATTTCAATCAACGGATGGATCCTTGTTAGCAAATGATCACACGTCATTTGTATTGGTTTACATTTATAATATAATTGGGAGAACAACCGACGAATTCCGATGAATAGGGCTGAATATACTTTTAAACACGCCATGCCGGTTGTTATAACCGTTTTTCGTAACCACGACTTTATAGGACTCAACGATAACCACGCCATACCAATAATTCATTTCCTACAAAATCTTTATGTTATTTTATCTTATTTTCTTTTCTGTACTGGGCGTGGGGGGAACAGAAAATCTTCACATTCTACGTTGTTTGCGGAAAAATTGTGCCGTAAAATACACGTCCAGGATAAACGCGGATAAACAGAAAAGCATCAGTATGTTCTCCAACGGCGTTTTTATTTCAATCATGGAAAAATAATACACCAATAGTGCGAAAAATGGGATGGCCGCCACATCCCCCCAGTGACTCAGATTTTGTATGAATGATTTGCTCGACATATTACGTATATAATATACAAATAAATTATTTGTATGTCTACGTTTGATCTTCTTTCCGTAAATGTACGTTGCGGGCAATCTCTTTCATGATTTTGGGGTAGGCTTTCATGCGTTCGTCGTAGGGCTGGACAACGGTCTGCATCAATTTCATCCACATTTGCCCGGTGGGACTGTCGAGGTCTTCGTTCTCGGCCGCCGTGGCTTCGCGCCAATCCACAAAACTGTTAACGCCTTGTTTGGCGGTCCACTCCAGGGCTTCTACCAATTTTTCCTTGTCTTCGTGCTTTGTCCACTCATCGTTGTCTTTGATGTACATGATTTCGCGTTTCAAATCTGTGAAATGAATGGGGCGGTTGTAGATGCTCAGAAGCTTCAGGTTGTCCAACAGGATTTTGGTGACGCCTTTTTGGAACCCATTGTCGGCCTGGTGGTAGAGGTGCTCAAACGTAATGTTCATGTTGCTGATGAAATCGTAAATATTCATGGCGTCTTTGCACTTTTCGTTGAGAAACACATTGACGGTACAGTGGTTGTGGGTGATGCGATTGTCCGTATTTTGTATATTGGTCTGAATATTGTTTTGGATGTTGGCTACCACATTGGTTTGTTGTGGATGCTGAACGGCCAATTCGACGCTGTCTTTCATAGTATGCGCCATTTCCAACATCTGTCCGGTGCTTTCCGTCACTTTTTCCACCACCTTTTCCATGATCGCATTGTTGTTCTCCAACATTTTAATCACCACATTATCGTAGACTTCTTTTTTTATGGCTTCAATATCAATGTTGGACGCCGTTGATGGGAAGGGTGCCGGAATTCCTTCATCCTTTTCTGTGTTTGTATTGGGGGGGAGGGTCATTTTACACCGTTTTGAATGCCCCCAACAGCTCTTGTAATTATCATAACATCGGTCGCAGCGTCTACACGCATATTTGATCTGAATTTCCGATTCGTAGGGTGTATTTATCGCGTGTTCTGGGGACGCCAGATGGACGAGTGATTCCCTTTTATCCGTGGAAGAAAAGTGACAGTTGTCGCAACAGTAGAGGGTTTTCATCGTTTTTTCTACCGTCTGCGTTTTGGGGGGTTCATTGGTTTCTTGACACTCGGTTTGGCGCTTTTTCTCTATTTCTTGACGCCTTTTCTCGTGTTTTACAGTATTTAAATGTCTTTCGTAATCCCGGTTGCGTGACCACGAATGATCACAATAATCGCACGAGTACAATTTATTGTGATTTGTCGTATGGGTTTTTTCCATATTATTCTCTAAATATTGACGCCTTTTCTCTAATATAGAGAATAATCACATAAAAAGCGTCGAATAATTACGGGATACGGGAACCCTGCGGTTCCTTGTACAAACCTCCTCAGACCCCCCTTTGGGGGGGGGTCAAGGTTGCGAGCTTTGCTCGCTGACCGCTAGGAAATGCCCACCCTCTGGGTCATAGACCCCGTTGGGGTCTCAACCTTGAGCACCTTCGGTGCTCTTAGGCGGGCATAACGACACGTGAATCCTATGTTTTTTGATTCTTTGGTTGGTTCTCCCAGAATCCAAAATAAAAGTAGCCGAGATTTGTTTCTTCTCGGTTACAAACCGCGAGGAAGCGTTCCTGGCCGCCTTTCCAGTTTCAAATGGGGAGAACCCATCTACAAAATACTTGTAATTTACGTGTTTTTTGATTCTTTGGTTGGTTCTCCCAGAATCCAAAATAAAAGTAGCCGAGATTTGTTTCTTCTCGGTTACAAACCGCGAGGAAGCGTTCCTGGCCGCCTTTCCAGTTT